CGACAAGGAACGGTTGGCCGAAGTGCGCAGATACTTGGCCGGCGACGTGCAGGAACAGCAGCGCAAAGCGTCTGCCGATGGCGTACAGTACCGCCACGCCGAAATGCGTGCTGCAGGTGAGGATATGGTCGTCGAGGGTTACGCGGCTGTGTTCAACAGCACCACCGACCTTGGCCACTTCAAAGAACGCATTGCACCTGGTGCCTTTTCTGATGTGCTCAACGACGATGTGCGCTTCTTGGTGAACCATGACGGGGTGCCATTGGCACGCACAAGCAATGGCACGATGACGCTGAAGGAAGACGACAAAGGTTTGTACTACCGTGCTGTGTTGAGCGACACGCAAGCAGGCCGCGATTTGCATACCATGATCAAGCGCGGCGACATTTCACAGAGCAGCTTTGCCTTTACCATTGGCGAAGAAACTATTGACAAAGATGGCGTCAGAGTTATTGAGCGCGTGAGCCGCTTGATAGACACGAGTGCAGTAACTTACCCTGCATATGAGGCTGCAAGCGTCTATGCTCGTGGTCAAGAACAGAAAGAAAATGACTGACCTTCCAATTAAAGATTTGCAGGCACTTCGCCAGCAATACGTCGAGCAGCGTGAAGACGTGAAAAAAGCCGCTGAACTTGAAGAGCGCGACCTGAACGACACTGATGTGACCGAGATGGAGCGCCTTGCCAAAGAGATTCGCAAAGTCGACGTCCAACTGAAAGTCAAGCGCGAAGACGCCAAGATTGCTGAGAGTGCTGTGCTTGCCGGTGAGACTGGCCGCGGTGCTGCTCATGAGCTGCGCAACATGCAAAAGCGCTTCGACTTGGCTGGTGCCGTGCGTGACCTCGCCCAGGGCAAGCGTTTGAGCGGTGTCGCTGCTGAGTACACCGAAGAGGCCGTGAAGGAAGCCCGCATGAGCGGTGTGAGCATCAAGGGCCAATTGTCTATTCCAGACGTTGCCTTGCGCGCATTGGGTGATGCTGGTGAGTTCGGTGCCGGGTCTGCCTTGGCCAACAGCCCCAGCTTTGTTGGTACGCAGGTCGCACAAGGTGTGGCTGCCCTTGCCAACCCAACGTTGTTCCAGCAGCTCGGTGGCCGTGTGCTGACCGGCCTCACCTCAAACGTGAACATCCCAATTGTCAACACTGCTGCAACTGTGGCCAGTGCTGCTGAGGGTGCCGACGTGTCCAACGCTTCAACGGCCATTGGCAACAAGAGCCTGACGCCTACGCGCTACGGTGCTTTTGTCACCGTGACCGAGCAACTGATGTTGCAAGGTGGCGCAGCTGTCGAGCAGCTCATTACGCAGGACATGACTACGCAGCTCAACCGTCAGATTGACAAGGCTGTGTTTGACGCCATCATTGGAGCCGGCGACGGCGACAGCGACGGCGCACCAGACGCTGCCGGCATGCTGGCTGCTGAAGGCGCCTTGGCCGACGCTGGTGTCGACCTGCGCAACGTCAAGGTTGTCGTGAATGGCACGGCCCACGCCTTGATTGCCGACGACGCATTGGTGTCAAGTGTTAGCGCCATCCTAGACCGCACCAACGCTGGCGGTATCACGGCCATGGGTTACCCATACTTCGTGACCGACCTCGTGCCTGCCAACGGTGTTGCCGCTGAGGGCACCATGATCATGGCCGACTTCGCACAGGCTGCCGTGCTCGGTTACTTTGGTGGTCTCGACATCGTTGTCAACCCGTATACGCTGGACCTGTCGCACCAAGTGCGCATTAGCGTCCACCGCTACGCTGCAGCTTCTGCTTTGCACGCTGCTGCTGCATACACGTTCCACGACAACGCTGCGTAAGCAGAAACATTCTGAAGATGGAAAGGGGCGCCTCGTGCGCCCTTTTCTATTTTTATGCTATGCAAGTAGAGATTACCGGCGCCGCAGTAGACCAGGACACGATTATTACGGTGGCCGATCTCAAGGCACACATGCGCGTGACGCACACGCAGGAAGACACATATATTTCTGCGCTGCGTTCGGCAGCAATTTCGTGGGTCGAGGAGCACTGCAACATCAAGCTGGGCAGCTATACGGCACGCGGCTACCTCGCGGGCTTCTATAACAGCTACATTCCCATTGGGCCTGTGACTGCAATCAGTGAAGTGAAGTACCAGACCACGAGCGACAAGACATACGACAACCTCGATACGTTGGCAGCGGGCTTGTGGTTTACTGACGAGATTAGCAAGCCGGCGCGCATTGCGTTTCGCGACTACCCGAATGTGTACGAGTACGCCTTGACGCCTGTGGTGGTTACGTTTACCGCTGGCTACACGACTATGCCCGACCCAGTATTGCAGGCCATTTGTTTGCTGGTGGCGCACATGTACGAGAACCGGCAAGAGGAAGTCATTGGTACTATTACCACGCGCCTGAAGTTTGGCCTGGAGGCTTTGCTTAATCCATTCAGAGTGATCTACCAGCCATGAAGAACGCAGGCCGACGAGACAGGTATATCACCCACCGCGCTGATACGCTGACACAAGACGACTATGGCCAACCTGTTGTTGGCAGCACTACTGACACCGATATGTGGGCCGAGGTGGTGTACGCTGGCAGTGCCGGCGAAAGCATGAAAGCCTACCAAATATTTCCACAACGTGATGTCACTTTCGTTGTACGGCATCCTAATCCCACTGACGCTGGCGGTGGTCTTAGCATTGCACAGGACGACCTGATTTTGTTCGAGTCTCGCGAATACGAGATTCTAGGTTTCGAGGAGATCGGCCGCCGCGATGGGCTGCGCATCTTCTGCAAAGAGAAGGGGAGCGATGGCAGATAACGTCGAAGGACTTGACGAGCTGTTGAAGCAGGTTGGCCGCATTGCCGACTTCCCAAAAGAGATGGCCAAGGAACTGCGCCAGGGCAACAAAGAGATAGGCCGCATGGCTGCCAAGCGCATTAAGCCGCAGGTGCCGCGTGCGAAGAAAGTGTTCGAGGTGCGGCGGTCAGGTGCTCGCGGTGGCAAGAGCGGTCCTAACCTAGACATTCAGCCCGGCACGTTGCGGCGGTCTATCGGTGTGCGCAACAGCAGGGGCAGCCGTATCAACGTCTTTGTGGGACCGCGTTCGGGTGGTGTCTCGCCACGCAACGACGGTTGGTTCGCTGGCATCGTAGAGAGCGGGCACGTAGGTGGTCGCAACCGCAGTGTGGGCAGCCCTGCCTTTCGCAAGATTGCGCCAGCCCTTGACCGCATGCGGCCTGCCATGGAGCGGCTTATGATCATGAAGTACCGCAGGGCGTTCGACAAATTCAAACTGTAATGGAAACAGGCAAAGCGATTTACAAGCTGTTGAAGGACAGCACCGACGTCGGCGACATCTGTGCCGACCGCATCTATCCTGAGCTGGCACAGCAAGATGCCGACGCGCCGTTCATCGTGTACACGGTGGTCGACACTACGCCCAGCCCTACCAAGAACGCGACTTCAAAGCTGGACACCGCGCGCGTGGAGTTGTACTGCCTGAGCGACGACTACGAGCAGGCCATGGATTTGGGTATCGCGGTGCGTTCTGCCCTTGATCGCCAAAGCGGGACCATCTCAGGCGTCGAGGTGCAGAGCATCGACTTTGACACTAGCGACATCCAGTTCGACCCTGACCAACGTATCTACGTATTGGAGCACACCTACGACGTCAGGGTGCAGCGCACCGGCACGGCGCAGGTCGTGTCGCAGTTTCCAGGTAACACGTTCACGGTTGAGGAGGTGGACGGCGACCCCACTGGCGCGGTCAACAAGTTGGTGGTGAGCAATGGCAGCCTGAGCATCGACGGCAACACCGCCACAATCCAGACGGGCGGCAACGTCACCAGCGTCAACACGCAGACCGGCGACGTGGTGTTGGACACCGACGACATCGCAGAGGGCGCCACCAACGAATACTACACCGACGCGAAGGCCGACGCCCGTATCGCTGCGGCAGACATCACCGACTTAAACGACACGCCCGGTGCCCTGGGCACATCGGGGCAGGTGCTGGCCGTCAACAGCGGCGGCACGGCGCTGGAGTTTGTAGACCAGTCAACTGTCGACACGCAGTACCATGGCCGCTACGATACCGAGGCCGAGACCCTGCGCAGCGGGGCGACGGGCGACGTTGAGTTCTATTACACCGCACGACCTGACGGCGACGGCACAGCAGAGAGCGAGATAAGCGACGAGGGCGAAACCGATACTATCAACCGCACGCTGGCGTATAGCACCAAGCACCGCGCCGATCCCGACACGGTTGCCGACTGGACCGACTACACCACGCAGCCAGCCGATAACGCCAGCTTCGCCACGGCCAAGGCTGCGCTTCTTGCTGGACTCAATGAGACCGACGCCACGGCAGAGACGCGCGGCACGTTGCCTGTGTCGCTCAAGATGACGCGCACGACGACGCCGATTTTGACCGATTTGCTGCTCGACGCCTACCCCGGCGCAGCGGCGGCATACTCTGTGCGCAAGCTGGACAAAGACTATACAGGCGACTGCATGCGCATTCGTCGCAGTTTGGACAGCGCAGAGCAGTCTATTGGCTTTGACTCTAACGGCGACCTGGACACGGCAGCCATCGCGGCGTTTGCTACCGAAGGTGACGCGTTTGTCGTGACGTGGCTTGACCAAAGCGGCAACGGCAACAACGCGACGCAGGGCACGCCTTCAGCGCAGCCTAAGATTTACAGCAGCGGCGCAATGGTCACCGAGAACGGTAAGCCTGCGCTTGACTTTAATAACGGTCAAAGCCTTACAGCCTTGTCAGGTACTTACTCGCAACCGTACACTGTTTTTGCGACTGCAAAGGCATTCGACGTTGGAGGTATTCCATACATCTATAGTGCGCGTACTGTGATTTATGTAGGCCATGGTATTGGCAGCTCAACAAGCGACAGAATATATGCTGGAACCTCGCTAAATAGTTCTGCTTTTACAGAGTCTCAAATGCTTTTCACAGACCTGTATAATGGGAGTAGTTCAATAATGCGCCATAACGGTTCGCAGTCATCCACAGGAAATGCAGGCACTAATTCTTTAGTAGATTTTGTAATTGGTCAGTTGTTCAATTTAAGCAACACCTTCTCGACTGGTAAGTATCAGGAATTCGTTGTGTATGGATCTGACCAAACAAGCAACTTCACCGGCATCGAGACTGACATTGACACCTACTTCAGCATTACCTAATGGCTACCGTATACCTCCCCGTAACCGCGCGCTTGAACCTGACCAGCGAGCAACGCGCCAAGGGCATCAGCACCGAGTTGTACAACCTGCTGCTGCCGAAGGTGCTGCACGAGCCAGGGCGCGTCACCACGCAGCTTCTGTCGTGCATCCAGCACCCCGACACAGGACAGTGGGCGTGCGTGGGCGATACCACGTTGGCCATCGCAGTCCACCCGCAGCGCGACCTGCATGCCCTGGTGGCTTTGTTCCCGCAGCTGACGCAAGAGGAGCGGGACAGCATGATCTACTACATCGCGACCAATGAGGTGGTGTACTTCCAGTATCTCATCCCGCCCGACAGCGACGTACTGACGCAAGAAGAAGCAGAAGCCGCGGGTTGGTTTGGTGACGGCATTGTTTAACTTGTAGGCATGGACTTCTTCCTCGATAACTGGGCCGAGCTGCTTCTGGCATTCATGGTGTTTGCTAAGGTGGTGGTGAACCTTACGCCAAGCGTGAAGGACGACCGCGTGTTTGCATACGTGGACCTTCTTCTGAACGCAATCATTGCAAACAACACAAAAGAGAAAAAATAATGGCCATCATTAACGGCACCGTCTACCTCCTCAAGATTGGAGCTGACGGCTCAGAGGTCGCAATCCCCGACCAGACAGAAGGCAGCATTTCCATCAACATGGAGACGCGCGACATCACCACGAAGGACAGCAGCGGTTACCGTGAACTGTTGGAGGGCGTTCGCTCTGCTAGCATTTCGGTGAGCGGTCTCATCGACGACGACGGTGCAGGCGGCGCAGGTGCCGACTTGTTTGCTGTGCTCGACGGGCGCACGACCACGCACATCATTTTCGGTCTTGACGCAGCCAGCGACGACTACCACTATGAGTGCGACGCGTTCTGCACTTCCCTTGAGATCAGCGCAGGCACCGAAGACAATGTGACCTACAGCGCCACGTTCGAGGTCACCGGCGCAATCACTGAGGTAGTCGCCTAATGAAGCTAACCCTTAGCGGCAAGGAGTTCACCTTGCGTTGTGATATGCGTGCCCTGGCTAACGCCAAACGCGAAGCCGGCATCGACATCAGCAAGTTGAACGACGACGTTGTGGAGGTCGGCACGTTGGTGTACTTCATGGCACAGAGCGGCGCAAAGCACGCCGACGTGCCGTTTAAGTACGAGCTGGACGACTTCCTTGGACTGATCGAGGTGCGGGACTTGGAGACGCTCACCGAAGCCATGAACGAACTGTTCGGCGGCGGCGAGGGAAAAAAAAAGTGAAGGCGAAGCACTGACCTTCGAGGACTGCATGCAGATAGGGCTGGGGCAATTGCGCTTCAGCCCTTCTGTGTTTTACGACATGACGTTCGAAGAGTTCTGTGCAGCGGCGCAGGGCATGAACAAGCAACTGGAGATGCAGGAGCGCGCAGAATGGGAGCGCACCAGGTGGGCGGCGGCGCTGGCATTGGCACCGCACGCCAAGAAGGGGCAGAAGATTAAGCCTACCGACCTGTGTATCTTCCCATGGGAGAAGAAGCGCAAGGACAAAGGCAGCAAGAAACTGCTGCAGAACACACTGAAGAGCCTGAACAATGGCAAAACTTAAAGACCTAAAGGTCACAATTGGCCTAAGTAAGAAAGGCCTTACCAAGCTGAACA